GTTCTGATGAATTAACCCTTTCTTCTTTAGGTCTTCAACAGATATTAAATAATTATTCGCCATATCTTAATTCTTTATTACTAAATGTTGAACCCATTCGTGTCTGCACCAGGGCGTTGTTCTGCCTCCGTTCGGTCTAGTATAGAAGCCACCACGATAACGCCATACATCACGCCCTATCGCACTTGTGATAGTGTTTATCTCACTTCTTAAATACATTCTATCCTGACGAATTAGTTCTTTGCAGAAATCTCTAGTCGTTGGTATTACATCATCACCTAGACCTGCCTTAACTTCATAAGAATAACGCACTTCGAACTGGTCAACTTCCACATCTAAACCATCAAGAACTTTTTCACCTAGTGCTGACGTTTCACCGTCTACAATAAGGTTCAATAGTCTTAGATTCTCGTATGCTTTAGCAACCTCAACAAGTGGTGCATCAATTGCTTGTGCAATGTCAGTACCTGATTCACCTTTTTTAAGTAACGATAGTACGTTCTTTTCTACTTCAGTAAGGCCTGCTTTAATATCACCTATCTTATCAAAGAATATCGTGAAGTTTCCGTTCTCCATCTTTTCGACATCACTAGCACCGAACTCATTCGATACTGATATTGACTTTACTATTTTAAACTTATCTTTAGTATCACCGTATAACCTAAATACTGCAAGGTCTTTGTCAGCACTTCTAAATTGTTGTTCAGGTGCTGCTGTTTCACCGCTTATACCAACGATTCGTTCAGCTTCGTCACGTGTTATTGTAGGGAATGCCACCATAATAACCTGTACTGCTGCGTCAGGTGTCAATGTACCAAGACCAACAGCTTCAACAATAGCTACCATACTAGCAATCTGTGCGCCATTCATCGCAGAACCTGCAACATTCTCTACTTCTTCACCATCTACTACAGGTGCATTCGAATCTGTAGGCTGTGCGTCTTCAATCGCTTGTGCTTCTGCACCAATCGGTTCAGCTTGTTCTAGTTCAGCAGTTCCTTGTTCACCGCTTAGACGGATCATTTCAGATAGCAACCAATTCAAAGTTTCTTGTCTTGACGATACATAAGTATTCTTAAACACCTCGAAAAGTTCAAGAGTTTCAACACTGTTAAAAGAACCTTCAGGCTGTATTCCGAATAATGAAGGTGTCGTTACACTGTGACATACTAGAATGTTCTGCTGAACACTGTCTTCTGTCATTGCATATCTATCTGCTAGGTCGTTACCATTTAAAGCCATCACAGTAGGTGCATTATCACCGTTATCACTGAACACAATAACTACTTCACCTGCATCTTCTACACTTGTAGTATCTCCCTTTATTTCGTCACGTATTGCTTCAGCTTCTTCTGTCGTTTCAGGAATACCTGAATTCATACTTATTAAAGTACCACCTTTAAACCCTTGCTGAATTTCATATAAATGATACTTGCTAATTTCTACGTCTGTATTAATAGCAGTTAAGCCACCGATATAGTTCGGCTTTGGATAGATACCTTTCTCACCTCTTGACTTTTTAGATGGTGATTTATAATAGATAATAAATTTACCGCTTCGATTCTTTTCATCTAGTGGTTTAATCTCTCTAAAATTTGTCTTCTCTTTAGACTGCTTCTGTGCATTCCAGTCATCAGATAAATAGTAAAGTGATTCATCTGAATTAGTACGAACATCGTCAAGGTCTTTATGCTCCCAACGTACAACCTTTGTACCATCCTTAGACCAAGTACCAATGACAGCGAAACCGTCAAACAATTCAAAGTCAAATGCTACATTTTTAAATATTTCTTCAATCGTAAAGTCGTTGTATTTGTTTTTAAGGAACTTCGTTAAGTCACCGCTAACAGTTTTAATACCACCACCTGCAACATAATATGTCTTAGTCTTTATGATTCCCTGATGCCAGGCACTACCATTGTACATATCTATTAAATAGAACGGATAGTCATTCTTAGCACCCCACTTTGTGAACCCTAACCTTCTGTCAGTTTCTTCTGTGGGTTTCGGTAATCCTTTACGGTTACTGAATGCAGTAGCCATTATTTTCTTTGTCTTGTCTTTACTCATTTTGGTAAATCTTATCTGCTTCTGTTGTGTCTGTGTATTCGTTATCAGCTACATCTGTAACATAGACGTGCGCTCTACCTTTTTCTACTAGCGTTAACCCATCAGGATCTAAATTCCCTGAACCATTCGCCTGTTCGTATATATTGTATATATAATATCCATCAATAGGAAACGTAACATCTGATTCATCTGTGATAGTGAATGTATTATATCTAGTTGTCGCACTACTGGTGTCAGCTAATATACAATACTGTGTATCATTATCATCGTCTGATTGCTCGTTAACGAATTCAAATAGATATTCAGGATTCGCTATCGTTGTTAATTCCGTCACCGTCACTATGAATGTTGTCGCTGCGCTTCTTTGTAACTTTATCATTCTTCTTTTGTAATTTTGGTTTACGTCTTTTAACAAATACATCAAGACCTAGCTTGTACATTTTTTCTTCGTCACCTTCCTTTATAGTGATGTGTTGATTAAGTGTAGAACAGTACACTGTTGCACCTACCATATTCTTCTTAAATTTTAACTCTTCCATTTTTCTAATGTATTAAAAAAGGACAGACAATTACTGCCTGTCCTCTTATATTTAATCAGTAATTCTCAACAACTTACGCTGCGTAAGAACTCTGTGCTATCAATGTCGCTGCAACTGTAGCGTCTACATCACGTACTTCGTTATTCTCTTGTCCATTAAGAACAATTAAATGACCGTTACGATCCGACTTAGCTACACCTGAAGTGTATTCATTTCCATCAGCTACCTTTAACCCTTCCTCATATCCTAACATAACATAAACACCGTCAGCTTTTTCTACCATTGCACACAATTCGTTCTGCGCTAGTAAATGTATTGCTGAACGTAGTTCTTTGTTATCGCTATTTAATACGATTGAAAGACTTTGTTCGTACCATAGTGTACCATTCTCTTCGTTCCTTTGAATAGGTGCAGTGAATGATGATAAATTACTCTTCAACTTATAGTGAAAAGTTTCACCTGATACTGTGATAGCTGTGATTTCATTAGCGAGTACAGTAGCACCACTATAATTTGCGACAGGGAAAAACAACACAGACTTAATACCACCTTTTCCATTGGTACACGTTCTATCATTATATCCCGAAGTCATTCCACAACTCATATCTTTTTATTTTTTAAGTTAAGGGTGACACCGTGAAGCATCACCCTGTAATTATTTAATTCTAGTTAGGTGAACCTGTTCCGTTCCACACTCCGATTTGGTCTAAGAATGGTACTTGAACCCCTGCTCTAAACTTAGAACGTAAGTAGATAACATCGTCATCTTGTGAATACCATAAATTAAACTGATCCAAGTCAGACTGTAAATCCGTACCGAAGTAGAAATGTGACGCTCTACCAGTATAGATATTATCTAAAGTGTTCAATCCAACTACTTTACGAACTAACATATTTGTACCAGGTACAATTACGCTATCCATTGTTGCTATCTCTGACGGCGAATAGTGAAAGAAATTAGAATCTACTAAATTCTTAACTAAGAAGTTGAAGTTCTCACGACCTGTAAAACATACGAAGTCTGATGATTCTGCAACCGCTTCAGGTGAATTAGTGAAACACGCATAGAATACATCGAATGCGTTAGACGCAGATATTGCTGCTGTACCTGCAGTGTTCAAATCAACACAACCGTTACCAGTAGTCAAGAACTGTCTGAACCCGTTCATGAATGCAAGGTTACCTGTACCTGTAGATTTATTACCTCTCCAAATTAACTTATCTAATTCGTTAGAGTGCAACTCCATAAGGTAGTCGATAATTCTTTGCTCGAATGGTAAGTCTTGGTCTTCGTTTGCTGCACCTGGTGTAAGTGCTAACTGTGTCCAAAAACCATCAAGGTCTTTCTGACAGAATGACTTCATATATCCAAGTGTTTCAACTGCTAATGCACGGTCAGTGAATACTGTATCACCTGACGCTGTCATTGTACAGTCACCTGCTTGATAAGTTAATGTGTCATCCATTAACTTTAATTCTTGTGAACCTTTTACACCTTCTTGAATTGTGATGTAGTCAAGTGTTGCACCTCTTGTAACTTGCTTTACTAGTAACTCGTCAGACTGCTCGTCTACATAAGCACCAAGACCTGTAACGTCCCAAGCAAATTTGCTATTTAAGTATTTCTTTAAACTCATTTTTATTTATTTTTATTTTTCATGTTGTTCAAGATTTGCATTTGTCTAAAAGACATATCTTCTTTTCTTGAAAACTTATTTGATTCTACTTCTGTTGCTGATGGCGTTTCCTTGAACGCTTCAAAGTCAGCTTTTAAATTTGTGATTTCTTCTTTCAAAGATTTGTTTTCATTAACCAAAGATTCTAGTCCTTTACTGATTGCGTTTAATGGTGTGCTAAGTGCATCAATTTCTTTTGATACAAGTGCAGTCACATCTTCGCTAGACATCGCTTCTTCTTCAACTACTTCTTCTTCTGCTTCTGTTGTTACTACTTCGATAACCATACCGTCAGCGTCTAGTGTGATAGTTGTACCTGCCATGTCACCACCTAATTCATAAGTACCTTCAGTTGCAGGAATCAATTCAGCATCTTCACCAACGATAAACACAGCAGTACCTTCTGCTAGTTCACCATCATAAGATAGAACTGTTTCACCGTCAACAAGTGTAACCTCCATGAAATTAGTTGTAACTTCTTCAGATACAGCATCAGCGACTACTTCGGTCGTGTCCTCTGTAACATCGTCAGCAAAATAAGCATCAACCTTTTTAGTTAGTTGATTCCATTTTTCCTGTAATTTATTACTCATAATTTATTATTTAGTTATTTATAGTAAAAGAGTGTTTATTTTTTAAGCAATGCCATGAAGGAATCTATTGCATTCATAAGTTCACGTTCTTTACTAAACTCAAATTCATCTAATATAAATACACCCTCAATGCTGAAACCACGTACTTCACCCGACTTAAACTTATTGTACACGTCAGTGTTGACTATCTTATATCCTAATATCCAAGATCCGTCATGTTCATCTGTGAACTTTTCAGGTGCAGTATGTCCTTTGCTTTTATCTATCTGATATGACATTATCATATAAACACCGTCTTCAAGGTTCGAACTATCGTGTTCTATATTGAAGTTATTGAAGTTTCCCTTCCTTGAATAGTCGTGAATGATGTCGCTGATACCATCCTTTTCAAATGTAACCATGTACTCTTCTTCTCCATCGTTACGATAGATGGGCGTATCTGCACTGATTGCTACACCGTACACTGTTTGGTCTGTATCGTTGAACTTCATTGTCTTATTGAATGAAGTGTTAATTTCTTTGACTAGTTCTTTATTAGAGAACTTCACAGCTTTCTTTTGATTGTTGAAAGTCATTGTAAGTAGTTCGTGTGCAGGGTCGTACACTCCACTGTTCGCTTCTACTCCTGTCTTGTCATCGTCTAAGTCTATAGAGATAACATAAATTGGTAATTCTTTTTCCATAATTATTGTGATGTCTTGATTAATTTGTATATTCGTAAAAACAAAACACATGAAATCACCTGATAATTGTAGAATAATAACTTGTAGAGACTGGGACAATTGGCAATCTTTGAAATGGTTGTTTTACGCAAAGGAATTTAATGAGGATGGTAGACCTGTTTGTTATCCTTATCATAGTAATGAACGTGGCGACTACAATACAGAAGGTGTTTATTTTTTATTAGATGATGATTATGACGTTGTTTATATCGGTAAAAGTTTTGATATGTTAAAGAGATGCCGACAACATCGA